ATGAAAGATCTGGACCTGACCACCCTGCGGCTCTTTGTCGCGGCATGCGACCTGGGCAATATCGCCCGCGCGGGCGAGCAGCAGCACATCGGCTCATCGGCCATCAGCAAGCGCATGGCGCTGCTGGAAGAGCAGGTGCAGGCCCCGCTGCTGGAGCGCCACCGCCGGGGCGTGGTGCCCACGTGAAGCGCGGCGCGATATCTCGAGGGCAAGAGCTGCGATAAACGGCTAAGTTTTCAGTTTCTCACCTGGAAATTGAATTTCATCTTCTCTGGTACAAAGTCTCTTGTATTGACAGGAGATGGCATGGACTCAATCTGGCAGGTGGTACTGACATCTAGCGTTGTGAGCACAGGACTTTCGACAGGGATTGCGTTCTTCTCGAAGTACCTTGTGGAGCGCCGTCAGGAGGGCTCTGCAGCACAGATCCTTGCGCGTGAGCTGGAAGCCTACGTAAGGGCATGCGCACGTGAGATAAAGGCCACAGATGCCGCGACGGACCGTGCTGTCCGGGTTGGCAACACTGAGCCTTTGGACTCTAGAGACCTCCCTGCTGCCAATTTTCAACTGGTAGGAATCGACCGGCTTGATCCTATCTGGAGGGATCGCATCGCTTCTTTTCCTGAACGGGTTGCCGAAAAAAAGCGCTGGCTGGCAGCCCAGTGGCCTGAAGAAGACCCGATGGAGTACATGGATCTTCTGCAAGATGCAGAGGCCGAATTGGGACGAGCGGCATACAGGCTAGCAGCCGAGCTTCGGCAAGCTCGTAAGCTCCCTACGACAGTTGCCGCGGAGGAGTGCAGAGCAGCGCTCGATACGTTTGCCGATATTGAGAAGAGGCAACAGGACCGCGCGATACGCGTGGCTGCGTACCATGCGAGCTTCATGCAGGGTGCCGGCCTATCGCCTCAGAATCAGAACAACCCTGCAGGCTCAGAAGAGCGATCCCAGCTGTAGATGACCAACTCACCGCGCTCAACCCGATTCGCCCCTCCTCCCACGGTGTAGTCCAACGTGAGTGCCTCCATCTCGAAGCCCTTGAAGCACTCCCGGATCGCAGGGTGATCGTTGATGCTGATCACAGCCTTCCCCTTGATCGTCTTGAGCTTGGCCGCCATCAACTCGTACTGTTCCCAAGGAAACGGAACGCCGTAGCCTTCCGTCTCCCAGTACGGTGGGTCCGCATAGAACAGGGTGTGCGGCCGGTCGTAGCGGTCAATGCAGGCGAACCAGTCGAGCTGCTCGACATATGTGCCGCCCGCAAGGCGCAGATGCGCTGCTGACAGCGTTTCTTCAATCCTGAGCAGGTTGATAGCGGGTGCCGTGGTTGCAGTGCCAAAGGTCTGGCCGCTGACCTTCCCACCGAACGAGAGTTGCTGCAGATAGAAGAAACGGGCCGCGCGCTGCACGTCTGTGAGCGTTTCCGGCCTGGTCTCCTGTAGCCACTTGAACACCTGGCGACTCGTCAAGGCCCACTTGAACTGCCTGACGAACTCTTCGAGATGATGAGTGACGACCCGGTACAGATTGACTAGGTCGCCATTCACGTCGTTGAGCACCTCGACGTCCGCAGGGTGGCGGGCGAAGTAGACGGCAGCGCCGCCCGCGAACAGTTCGACGTAGCAGCTATGGTGGGGAAACCGCTTCAGAAGGAGGTCGACGAGGCGGCGCTTGCCGCCGATCCAGGGAATGATGGGACTTGTCATTTATCTCAGCTGTAGGCCCTCTGGGGGGCTCTGATGGGGCGCTCGCGGCGCTCAGCTGATTGAATGCCCCACACCTAGGGCATTTGATGCAAAGGCGGAAGTACTCCCCCTCTGCCAGTTTGCGGCGGCAGGAGCCGCAGCGTATTTCCTGCATTGCAAGCCTTTTTCCGTATGTGAAATCCGGTATGCTCCGCGCACTCTGTACAGGGTGGCGGGCCTCGCCGGGCTTGCAGGCATGCACTGCGTGTTCGGGGCTTGGCCAGGTGTTACAGCACCCGACCAGGTCGCCCGTCTTTTTTCTACTGCGTCGCAGCGTAGTCGAACAGCTCTCCAAGCCGCTGCGTGATGTTCAGGGCTTGAGCGAGCTGCAGCATGGTCGGGCTGTCGTGTTCGATATACACGGCCCCCTGCCAATCAATTTGTGTCCTGTAGCGTGCGTTCTCGTCTTGCTCTGCGGCAATGACGGCCAGCACATCGGCCTCCTTGATTCCGCACAGGTCCCACAGCGCAAGGAGGGCCTGGCGCTTCGTTACGCGCCGCGCGAGGCGGATGGTCTCCAACTGCGCCTGCCTGCGGGCCTGCTCCTGGGCTTGCACGTCGGCCAGTTCTTGAGCATCCAGCGGCACGGTCTCCCAGTCCCACACGTGCTCTCCGTCCATCACATCAAGCACCGTTTTGCGGACCAGCTTGTGGGTGAGCCTGTCGTAGTCAGGAGCTTGCGCCTCAGTGATAGAGGCATAGCGCGGCAGCAGCCAAGGGTTGGCCCATTCGGGATGCGCTTGCGCGATGGCCTCTACCGTCAGCGGCCATGCGTCTGTTTCTTTGTCGATGTAGTTCATAGATTGATGCCCTTCAGATACGGGGGCCAGTGATCGTTCCTTGAGCTATCCAGGTAATAAGGGCATTGCCCTCTACCGCATAGCCCGCCCGGCCGCCCTCCCATCCGTTGTCTGCAGCAGGACTCCATATGGAGCCGCCATAGCTGCCAGGACCTCCATAGCTGCCGGACTGTCCCAGCGCTCCGCCGTTGCCACCACCTCCACCAGAAACCCAAGGCATGGAGTCCCCACCGAACAAAGCCCCGCTGTATGCCTCGTACCCGCCCCATCCACCGCTTTGCGCAGTGCCCAGTACGAAGGAGCTACCGGCTTGGTAGAAACCAGCCCCGTCGCCGGGTGCACCACCGTAGCCAAAGAGCCTCGCGGTGCTGTAGCTGCCCGACGCGCCACCGCCACTACCTCCACCGCCGCCACCCCCAAAAATTCGATTGAGGTTGTTGACGCGGATGCGTGTGTCAGTTTTGAGGCCGGTGCCACTGTTGCGCTCCCCCCCTATATCCCCGCGATTTGTAAGCGTGGCGATGTCATGCGGGAGGCCAGTGAAGATGAGATTGCAGACATTGACACCCGCCGCCACATTCACTTCAAGCATCATCCCTAGGCGCCAGCCGGCCGCTTGCGCGAGCGCGAGAACGTTGGGCTTCCATGCGTGTGCGTTGATGTTGACGACGGCCGTTCGCGTCGCCGCAGCCAGCAAGTAAAGAGGGATCACGGCAAGTTAACTCCGCAGTAATAGAGGTCGTACCGGCTTGTGCCCACCCGGTGCATAAACAACATGGTCAGCACATCATTCGCTCCATAGGGAGGGATGGGCGTTTTTGGCTGGATGACGGCAGCGTCAAAGGCGATTGCGTGGGGGGCGCCAATGAACTGGACTTTCAGGACCACAGTTTCCGAAGGTCGGCGATGCGGAGCCATCCAGAACTTAATCGGACCTGATATGTAGATTTGCTGGATCGCTCCAGCGCCCGCATTGACTTCCCAGTCCGTCACGCTAGACGCAATGCCTTCGGCTTTGACATCGGGCGTGCAATCCATGGCGTCAAGCAAGCGCCGCCAGCCACCTGGGGTGTTCCACTGGCCGTTTACCTGCCGGCGGAAAAACATAGGTGTGTTCGCCGTGAGCCCCGCAGAAATCTGCAGCTTGTAGCCCGGTGAAGAGTGCGGAATCTGAAAGAAGTAGTGCCAGGCATCGCCAGATGCCGGCCTGTTCGTCAAGTCGGCACCATCCGCGAACATCACTTCATGTGGCAGCAGGTTGAGGTCGGCAGTAGCCGTAGCAAGATTTACCACCTTGCGCGGCAGCACTTCCTGGGCCTGCGGTGCTTCTTCGCCGGTCGCACCTGACCGGACCTTGAGGGAGCCAAGCATCTTGCCGCCAGCCAGCGGCAAGAACGCCCCCGTATAGTCGCCAGGCCCCAGCTTCCACTCCGTCCCGCCCCAGATGTACCAGCGGTCCTTGAGCGTGGGATCGCTGCCGGTGTTGTAGTACATCGCTCCCACCGCTATCGCCCCGCCCTGGTTGTTGGTCGTGGGCGGCAGCGCCCGGCCGCCGAGCAGACGGGTGTCCACAATCGCCAGGCTGGAACTCACGGATGCTGCATGGCCCTGGGCTGCGTCACGCGCCGCCAGTGCGGTTGAAGCGTAGCCGCCCGCCTCGTTGCGATACCCCATTGCCTGGTTGCTAGCGGTGTTCGCGGCGTTGGCGCTTAGAGCAGCACTCTCGGCCTTACCGAAGATGACAAGCGCGTTCGTGTATGCATTGTCGGCTAGGGCATTAATTGCCTGCTGCATCGGGGAGAGCGCGAGCACGAATGCATCGCCGCGCTCGTCGAAGTTGTCGGGATCGCTCAGCGTCGGCGGCGCCGGCAGCGGTACGCCAGGGGTCGGTTGGACGGGGTTCGTTGGGGTGGTGGCCATGTTCTCAAAGCTCCTCGATCTCAATGCTTGCTTCTGCGTTGTGCACGTTGTCGGGCGTGTATTCCAGGCGGCGGTATGGCCCGAACAGCAGCACGCTTTCGTAGTAGGGACTGTTCGGTGACGTGGCTAGGCCGACCCACAGCGCAGGAATCGCGTTGAGGTGGTCGCGCACGCGCCGCAGTCGGTCGACGTTGTTCGCTGGCACCCGGAACGAGCCGGAGAATCCGGGCACGGTCCGGCGCTGGACCAGCGACACACCCGGGCGCAGCGAGCCGTCAAACTCGCGCTCGATCCGGCTGAAGTTGGTGCCCGTGATGTTCGGCCGCCACCTCAGATCGCCCAGGTACTCGGAGCGGCCGGCGACGACATAGCCCACGCTGGCGATGCCCGAGGCCGGGGCAATCTCAATCTCGATCTCACTGCCTGATAGGGGAGGCAAGCTCACGAAAGCCACCGCGCCACGCTGCAGGAACGGGGCTGTGAACCAGTCGTACCAGCCGTGAACTTCGCGGCGTAGCATGTTCTCGACACGCGGCCCGAAGACGACGGCGCCGGCCTGGCGCACGGTCACGGTCGCGCGCCGGCCAACAATGCCGTACAGGCCCAGCGTGTCCACGCGCTTGCCCAGGCGCAGCTTGATGCGCAGCGGCTGACCATCCTTCTGGGTAGTCGGGGTGCTCTCGGTGTAGACGAAAGCAGCGAACTTGTTGCAGGCCCGCGTGTCCTGCCAGACGTCGGGGTCGCTTTCTGGCGGCAGCGCGCCGGCAGCGTCGGCGCCTGCTGTGATGCGCTTGTAGACGCGTCGCGTCTCGGCACGATGGCACAGCTCATCCTTGGCCCAAGTCTGCTGAGCTGCCCACAGACGGCTCGGGTCCAGGGCGGCGACGCTCAGCGACACAATCTGCGCATCGCCGATGGGATAAGGTTCGATTACACGAAAGCTCATTGCTTCACCACCACGCCAAGTTCCAGCCGGCCCCAGGCCGCGCCTTCGAGGATTTCCCGCGACCGTTGGCCGTCGCCGGCCACGCGCGCCAACAGTTCACGCAAGAGCCGGTTCTCCTGCAGCAACTGAGAAAACAAGGACTCCAGGCGAGAAAGGTCCAGGCCCGATCCCTGGCCACCCAGCATGGAGCGGGTCTGCTCAGCGCTCCAGTACCGGGCTGGGCCGGTCAACTCAAGCTCAGGGCCGCGCTCTCCCACGAGGCGAATGCCGCCCCAGTGCTGGCCGCCCTCTGCGAATGCCGGAATGCCGTTGGTGTCGAACCAGTTGCGCCAATCGCGTTCGTACAGTCCTGACAAGTCGGCAAGCTCTTTGGGGGTGAGGTTGTTGTCCTTGATCCATTTGTTGAGGCCCTCGGCATCGCCGGTTCCGTCGAACGCGTGGTAGCCGTCCCTGTACTTGTCCAGTTCATTGATGCGGTCTTGGTCGGTGATGCCCTCGTACCAGGTGCCTCCAGAGCCGTCCGCCCGGGGCCGCACATACTTCGGGGGCTCTGCCGGCGTCGTGGAGCCTCCACCAGGCCCCCAAACGGCGCCACTGTCGTCCTTGCCACCCGTGCCGGTGCCAGGCTGCTTGACGCCTGGGAAAAGCGCCTCTATTCGACCCACAGCGCTCTCGACGCTGAGCGTGGCGTCAATCAGCTTGCTCGTCCCGTCAATCTGCTTGCGCCAGAAATCCAGTGTCTTGTCGTTCTGCGTGATCTGGCGCTCGATGCCCTCGGCCGTGCGCTGGGCGTCCGTGACCTGCTTGCCGCCCAAATCTTCAATGCCCGCCAACTTGTTCGCCAGGGCCAGCTGCGCGCGCTCGTAGTCCTGTACCGAGGCAAACGAGGCCTCGGTAATGCTGGCTTGCACAGCCGACATGGCCTCCGTCAGCGCTGCGCTATTCATGGGCAACGCCGCACCGGAACGCAGCGCTGCCAGGGCGCTGTCGATGGTTGCCATGGCCTGGCGGGCCTGGATCTCAGCCGTGGCCTGGACGTTGCCGCGCAGCTCGCGTACAGCGCTGCCTGCCGCCTCGACCACGCTTGTGAGCGAGTCTTGGACTGCACGCACATCCTCCAGACGCTGCTGCAGGCCCTCACGCTCACGTTCCACAGCAGCCTGCAGGTTCGCATACGCAGCGTCGATTGCAGCTTTGCGTGCGTCCTCTTCTTTCTTCTTCGCTTCCTCCGCCGCCTTGGCCTTGGCGGCCGCCTCTTTCTCGGCTGCGGCTGTGACCTCTTCGGTGGTCTTCGTGACGGCCTTGAAGGTGCCATTGAGCTTGAGCAGCTCGGCGGCCGTCTCTGCTGAGCTTTTCCCCGTGCCGCCCACGGAGCCCACGACCTTGTCGATGCCCGCAGAAAAGTCCAGCAAGCTGCCACCGCTTTTGAGCAGCTCATCAATCTCAGCCGTCAACCTCGACGCGATGCCAGGATCGACGTGGCCTTCACCCGAAGCTACGGTCTTCACGAAGTCAGCGAAAGAGCCCGTGGTCTTGCCATTGCGGAAATCCGCCAGGTCGGATTCGGAGAATGCACTGAGCTGGTCCTTCAGTACCTTGCTGCGCGCCTCCTCTGCGCTGGAAGCCCCGAGTTTGTCTTCCACCACCTTGCGGAACTGCGCCTGTGCGTCGTCGGCGTCCAGATCGATGTGGACGCCCAGATCCTTGAGCTGCTTGTCCAGCTCTTTCTTGGCAGCGGTCTTGCGCTCGTCTTCGCTGTAGAAGTTCTGGTAGAAGCTGCCGGCGTTGGCATTGAGCGCCTCGATTCCGCCCGAGGCCTTGATCAGGGACTCGAATGCCAAGTCGGTCATCTCGGCAAAGCCCGTGATCGTTTTCCCGAGCTGCTCGAAGGAGCGGCCGATCAGTTCAATGGTCTGGAAAGCCGCCTGCAGGGTCTCGATGCTGGGCTCCTCGCCTACGGACTCCAGCATGGTGCGCATCCAGCTGGGCAGATCCGCTTTCTTCAGTTCGGATACCAGGAGCGGCCCAAACTGCGTCATATAGGCCTTGTAGGCCTCGTCGGGATTGGTGCCCAGATTGCGGTTCTCAAAGCCGGCGAGGATCTGGCCCGTCACCTTGTCGATGATCTTGCCGTAGCCGTAGGAGTCTTCGTCCTGGTAGCGGCCGTTGACGGCAAAGCCGCCGACCAGGTCGACGTCCCGCACGCCGCCCTTGGCCCACTTGCCGAGGTTTCCGTAAAGCGCGGACCAGCCGTCCAAGCTGGTTTTCAGCTGCTTTTCCAGGGCCGAGCTGTGGCGCTTGGTCAGGTCGTCGTACCAGTCGCCGGCCGCACGACCGAACAGCTGCTCTGCGGCCTTGTCGTTTCCAACGCCCGCTGTGCTGTAGGCCGCGCCGCTATGGTTCGCGCCGCGTGCGCCGCCGTCCAGCAGCCCGCCGAGGACGCTACCAATAATTGCCCCTATGGCGGTTCCGATGCCTGGCACGATGGAGCCGATATAGGCGCCGGCCGCTGTTCCCAGGCCCGCGCCGTACTTGCCCTGGCCGATCTGGATCAGCGCACCTATGTACGGGGCCGCCGCACCCAGGGCTTGCATGCCGCCTGCGGCCCATTGCCCCCCCTGCATCATCGTGAGTCCGCCCTCAAAGCCGGCCCAGCCACCCGCCATACCGGCGCTGAAGTAGCTGCTGCCCCCGAAGCTGGGCAGGCCCGGCATTGAAAACCCACCTGAGCCTGAGCTGCCGCCCCCACCGCCCAGGCCCATGGTGTTGAGTCCGCCCTGCACCACGCTGTTGATACCCATGGACACCGGCGTCATGATCGCGCTGATGATCGGGCGCAGCACCAGCGTGTTGAACATGTTCTCCACGGTGTCGCGGAAGTTCTGAGCGTAGTCTTTGCCGTTCTCAAATCCGCGCATCAGGGCGTCGGTCAGCGAGCGATTGATCTCTTCCGAGGTGCGAGCGTTGTAGTTCTGGGTCGCCTTCGCCACGGTCGCTGCGCTCTCGATGCGCTGGGCCTGGTAGACCTTGTCTTTTGCCAGTTGCTTGTCTGCATCGCTGAGCGTCGATTTCTCGATGGCCGCGATTTCCTTGGCGTACTTCAGTTCGACCTGGCGCTGGGCCACGATCTTTTCGCGCTCCAGGCCCGTGAGCCCGGACAGGGCCAATTCGTCTTCGTAGGCTTTGGCCAGTTCCTGGGCATTGCGCAACAGGTCCTGGCCACGCTGCGTAATGGCATTGACGTCGGACTGCTGCAGGGATGCCACCCAGCGCTTTTGGGCGGCAATGCGGGCCTCCAGGTCGGCAATGTACTGAGGCGTGAAACGGTCGCTGCCCTGGGCCTCGGCCATCTGGCGCTCCAGCTCGGCCAGCGTCATTTCCTCAATGGCCGTGCGGCCCTTGCCAATGACGAAATTGGCGGCCTCCTGGTCCTTAGCGCGTTGGAGGATTGACGCCGTGCCACTGGCCATCGTGGCGCTGAGCTGCTGGTGCGCCTTATTGGCTTTTTCCAGCCCTTCGTTGCTTCGCAACTGGATGCCCAGGGCATCCGCGACTTCCTTTTTTTCTTTCAGACGGGCAATGGTCTTGGCGTCCGTGGCCAGCTTGAGCTGCTCGGAAATCTTCAGAGACTCACGCTCAGCGGAATTCAGCTCACTGGCGCCCGCACCCAGTGTGACAAGCTGATCGTGGTATTGCTGCGCAGCCAACAGCTGCGAGCGCATATTGGCCAGGTCGGTATCGGTGACGCTGATAGCGCCCGCGTTGCCCTTGCTTCCCTTGTATTTCTCGCGGATGCCGGCGATGACCTGCTCATATTCCTTGCGTGCTTCAGCGCTGCTCTTGGCGTATTCGCCATATTTGCCTTCCGCCTCGGCCAGCTCGCGCTGCATCTTGGCAGCCTTGGTGGCGTATTGCGCGGCATCGCGCTGCAAGTCAATGCCCGTTTGCCGCGCCTTGTTTTCGCGGTCGACGGCTTCACCAATGGATTTGCCAGCGGAGAGCGACAGTTGCGACAGACCCTTGGCGTTTTCCAATTGCCTTTCGAGGTCGGCCGTGGCTTTGCCGTCCTTGATGTTGAGGCCCGCATTCAATTCCTTACGGCGTTTGATCTCCGTTTCGAGCGCCTTGATTTGCTCATCCGCCTTGTCAGCCACGGTCGTCTTGCGGCCGATATTCAGGAAGGCATCCCAGGCTTCGCCCGCTGCCGCCTTCGCGCCCTTCCAGCCGCGCTCGATGTAGCCCAGCTCGCTGTCGAGCTGCTGGGCGCGCTCGGTCATGGCCTGGCTGTAGGTCTTTTGGGCCAGGGCTGCAGCCTCGTCGGTCTGCCCCTGCTTCTCCAGGGCCGCGATCTGGCGGTAGACGGCCGGAGTGAGGTAGTTGTATTGCTCGTTGAGCTTGGCGGACGCCTCGGCGGGCTTCTTGCCCAGCTCCTCGAGCTCGGCGACGGTCTTGCTCACGGCCTTGCCCGTGGCGTCTTCCATCCTGATCGCCATGGCAGTGAACTCCACCATGCCGTCACTGGCGATCTTGCCGCTGCGCGCCATCAAGGCCAATCCTTCGGAGGCTCGGGCCTGTGTGCCAGCAATGGCATCCACCTCGCGCGCCATGCGACCGAGCTGCTCGACGGTCACCCCAGCCGCGTTGCCGCTCATCACGATGGCTTCCCGGTAGCGATCCGCCTCGGCGCTGCCCTGGTAGTAGGCCAGAGCGACCGCGCCGGCGCCGGCAGCGAGCGTGGCGAAGCCCGCCACTGCCGGCGAGATGGAGCCAACGATGGCGCGCAGGGCGTTGCCAGCGCCTCCAAACGAGTCCTTGACCTGGCCTCCTTGCTGGATTGCCACCATCCAGATCGGCATGCCGCTGGCGACGCTGGTGACCACATCGGTGATCTGCGCCGGCAGCATGCGCATCGCTGCAGCATGCTGGCCAGCAGAGATCGTGCCGCGCCCATTGGCCTTTGTGAGGTCTTCAATGGACTGGATGTACTTGGCGGCCGAGTCGGAGACGCCCAACTGCGCTGCACGGTGGCGCATCAGCTCCACTGAGGACTTGCCTTGCAGCTCTGCCTGTTCGCGCAGGCCTGCCAGAAACCGGGCCTGGTCGGCCGCCAGTTGCTGCTTTTCAGCGGCGGCGGCGCGCTGCGCCGCTGTTTCCTCCCGGGCGGCTTCGGCAGCTGCCTGCTGTGCAGCACGCTGGTTCTGCCACTGCAGGATCAGTGGCGCGGCCTCGGCTGCCACCCCGGCTTGAGCGGCCCGGTACCGCAGCAGTTCTTCGGTGGACTTGCCCCCTGTGGCGATCTGCTCGCGCAGCATGGCCAGGAACTGGGCGCCTGCAGCGGCGGCCTGGGCCTGGGAAGCCTGCGTGGCCGTGGTGGCCTGTGTCAGACGGTCCAGGCCCTGGGCGGCTTGCTGCCCCTGGGCGGTGACTGCCTGGAAGCTGCCGCCCAGAGACTGCGCCGAGTTGTCCACGGCCGCCAGGCCCTTGGCCGCCTGGCTGGAGCCTGCGGCCGTCGCGTCGCCCAGGTGCTTGGCCTGGACTGTGACGGCCTGCATGCTGGCGGTGACCTGGTCGGTACCACTACGCGCCGTTGCCGCAAATGCCTGGACGGCCGAGCCGGCCCCAGCGAACTCGGCGTTGTGCTGTTGCGCGTTGGCTTGCACCCGCACTGACACGACGAATTCGTTGCTGTTGCTCATGGATCAGGGTCTCAGTGCTTTTGGTTGCGCAATTTGCGCCCTTCGTCCTCCAAGGTCTGGACATCCCAGAAGACGCGGGGCCGGTGCTTGGGCTTGATGCCCAGCATCTGCATGACGGCCAGGAGACTGGCCTGGTCGATGCCTTGGTAACAGGACTCCATCAGGCTGGAGACCACACGCCACTGATTCCAGGTGGCCAGGTAGCAGCGCCACGCGTCCCACTGTTCGGGCTCCAGCTCGACGTCGCCGCCAAGGTCTTCGTGATCACCCGGTCCAGCGTCGTGCAATGCCGCCCGTGCCTGGTCTGGATCGACGCCGAGCTGCTCCCACTGGGCGCGCAGCTCGGCGTCTTCTTCCTCTTTCTCTGCCGTGCTGGCCGACTGCCTCAGGAAGTGGTGGCGGACGGCTCGGCGGAGTTTTTTTCGACGGCCTCCTTGGAGGTGGCGTTGGCCCTGCCTTCGTAGAACGCCCCGACCAGCGCCGCCTCGAATCCGTCCCAGGCGTCGGACAGCTCGGCCAGCGTGGTCTGGGAGAACATCACCTTTTCGCCCTTCTTGTCTTTGAGTTCCCAGTCCACCAGGACTTCCTTGAGAAACTCTTCGTCGTCGATGGGCTCGGCCTGCAGGCGCAGCTCGATCTCCTTGCGGTCTTTGGCCGTGTACTTGTGCTCCGGGTTATCCAGGCGCTCGCGGGCGCCTTTGCGCACCTCGGGGGTCAGCGAGTTGGCTGCGACGCGCCGCTCCAACTCCTTGCGCTCGGGGCGTGTCAGGCGCTTGTAGCGGGCACGGAAGTTGATGATTTCCGGCTTGCCGTCGTCACCAGGAACGACGAACTTGACGGGTGCCCAGAAGGCGCAGGAAGCGAGGATGACTGCCATGGAAGGTTTCTTTCTTGAGTGGAGAAGCAGGGCGAGCCAGCGGCTCAGACGGTGATGGACCATTCGTCGTTGCCTGCATCGGAGGGGATCAGGCGCAGCGGCACGGTGATCATCTGGATGCCGTCCTGGTCCGAGAACGTGGGCTTGCCCACCTGGGCCAACGGCGCCGCGACGGAGATGGTGTTGGTGGCGGCCTGGCCGTGCTTGAGCAGCAGCGGCACCTTGGCGGACACCCGAGCCATCTCGATCCAGTTCTTGGTGGTCACGCTGGTGTTGCGGAACGTGACGCTGGCAGTGGATGCGCGGCCTGTGATCTCGGTGGTGTCAACGTTCATCAAGTCCTGCTTGACGACGGTGTTGCCGAAGTCGAACGCAAAACTGCTGACCGCCGCCTGGAAGCCGTCCAGTGACAGCGTCGAGTTGAGCTTGTTCACGCCCAGCGGGCGCTGGAACTTCGAGTAGTTGACAGCCGGCATGGCACCGACTTCCTCCACCGGAAAGAACGCACCCGTGAATTCGTACTGCCACTTGGGAATCTGCTTGGCATCGACCTGGGCTTTGACGTTGCCCCGCGCGCCGGCCATCTTGTAGACCTGTCCATCGACGGTGGCGAAGATCGAAACGCTCTCGATGCCATCGGTGACCGGGGCGAACACAGTTTCAGTGGCGGGCGTATTCGTCACGCTCGCTGCGCAGGCCCGCATCAGGACAGACCATCCGGGTTCGTCGCCAGCGGTCCCGACACCTGCGAAGCCCACGCTGAAAGCCACCTTGCGGTACAGCGTGACCATGGAGGTCTCGGATGCGCCGAAGTACGGGCGGATGACGCCCTGGTCCACTTCATCGCCCTCGATGGGGGTGAGGGTCACGTCGCTGACCTCGATGGCGTTTGCGGCCACCGGCACGACGATGGTGCCGACGGTCGCTTCGATGGCGACCAAGAGCGCCATTTTCTTGATGAATTTCGGAGTGCTCATGCGGATTCCTTGTTGGCTGCGGATGGAGTTGGCGCGGTGCCGTTCACGCGCTGGCGACGACCGTTGACGACGGTGTAGAGGCCGCCTCGCCCGTGGAACGGATCGCTGCCTGGCGTGGTCGCCGCCTGCGTGGATGTGGACGCGGCGGCCGGCGCGGGCTGAACCACGGCCAGGTCGCCGGTTCCGGTGGCAGCGCCGGGCGCCGCAGAGGCCGTGTTCTTTTCATGGGTCTTGCTCACTGTTCGCTCCTGAAATAGCCGGTGAATCCGTATTCGTCGGCCCACCAGATCCGGCCGTCACCGGGAAAGTCGACCAGGTCGCCGCTGTGAAACAGCATCGGGTCGCCTGTGTCCTGCTCGGGCACCCAGCCGATAAGGGCTTTCTTGACGCGCTTGCGCAGAGACTCCAAGTCAATGGCGCCGTTGCCGCCGCGCGTGTCTATGGCCTCGACCGTCATGAAGACAGCCACCAGGCGGTGCTCCAGCTGGTCGACATCGCCCGTATGGGGCTGGTGAACGCCGCGCTCGGACAGCGGGATGACGTAGACGGCGGGCGCTGCCCGGTTGCCGTTCATCGCGGCATTGAGGCCTGCGGCTGGCTCGATTTCGCGCAGCTTCAGGTCGGCCAGGCGGTCCCTCAGTCGGTGGATGACGGGCATCACGTCCATGGCGCCTACCTGAAAGAGCGCAGCTCTCGCCGGCCAAAGACCGGCGCATCGCCCGCAAAGCGCACATCGGTGCTGCTCGTCTGGCCGCTGGCCTCCGGGTCGCCCGCGCCCAGGCTGAACTTGCCCTGCACCAGCAGGCCCAGCATGCGCAGCGCGTCCTGGTAGTCCCGGGCGATGGGGTCCTTGGTCGCGTCCTGCACCCGGTCCTTGTTGAGCAGGTACCGGGTGATGGCACGCGCCCAGGATGCGAGCACGCTCTTGCCGGTGCTGGTCGGCGGCAGCTGCAGCGGCAGGGCATAGCCCCGCTGCACCAGGTAGCCGTCGATCAGCGCGCCAGCTTCGGCGATGGCGTCCTGCACGCGCGCCAGGGCCACATCCGCCAGCTGGATGTCCTCGGCACTCCAACTGCTGCGGTCGGCACCGCGCAGCGTGGCATCCATGAGGGCATAGTCGCGCACCATTTGGTGCTGCAGGGATGCCACCTGGGCGATCTCCTGGGCACCAGGGCGCTCGGCCAGTTCGGCGGTTGTGATGTAGCCCATGGTCAGCGGTCCACCAGGTCGTAGGCCTGTTCGTGGGGCATCTCCAGCAGCATGGTGGCGAGCATGGGCTCGCCCTGCAGCTGCTCGAACTGCGCCGGGCTCAGGTCCGCCAGCAGCACGTCGGTGGTGCCGTGCCATTCACGGCCGGCGCGACGGAAGCCGTCCCGCTTGGCGATGACACGCAGAACCTGGACCGAGCCTGCACTGGGTTGATCCTCCGTGCCCACGGAGCCCTGCAGGCCTGGAACCAGGATCTCGCCCAGGCCGGGCTGCGCCGCACCGCTTTGCGATGCTCCGGCAGCTTCGCCCGAGGCCTGGCTGGCGTGGGCCAGCTCCGCGCCCTTGTTGCCCACAATCGCAGTGGAGCCGTCCTGCGCCGGTTGATCTGGATTGGCCTTGCCGGCCTTGGTTTGGGTTGCCATATCTTGTGGTCCTTGCGTTGAGGGTTACTTGACCAGCCAAGGGCAGGAGACGACCTTGGCGGTGCCTGCCATCACGTTGGAGGCGCCATTGGCCAGGCGCTCAGCCACGACGATTTCGCGGGCCTTGCGTGCCAGGTGCGGAGGCACCCACAGTTCGGTGCTGCGGATCACCAGCGGCTTGCCGTCGTCGCCCACAAAGCTTTCGTGCTGCGCTTGGGCATCGGAGAACGAGTCGATCGTGAGGTCCTCGCGGCTGGCAAAAGCCATTTGCCACAGGCCAAAACCTGCATTGCCACGGCCGTCCGCACCCCACACGAACTCGTTGCGGCTGAAGACGTTGTCGTCCGTCAGGCTGGTCTTGGGCGTGAAGGTGTAGTCCCGGCGCTTTTGGTAGATCAGCGGCTTGAGCACCTTGCTGGTGTCCAGCAGGAACCAGGGCGTGCCCGATCCGCCTTGGAAGTTGCTGACGCTCTTTTGGCGGCCAGGGGCGCCCACCGGATGGTCGGTGTCGAAGAAGTACTGGCCGTCAAAGCATGGCGTGGTGAAGCCGGCATTGAGCAGGCCGAACACCATTTCATCGGGGTGCTGCGCCGCGTCCTGGCCCAACTGCTGGATGACCGGGGTGTAGACGCCAAACTGGTCGTCGTCGATCTCGTCGCGATTGACCGTGACGGTGTTCTCGAACGTCTTGTTCTTGATGGCGTAGTCGTGCACCACCAGGTTCTGGTACTGGCGCTCGCCGATCCACTCACGGAACCGGGTGATCTTGCCCAGCCAGCCGTACTTTTGCTCTGCGGTCGTGCTGGGCACCAGGGTGGCCAGCTGGCTCCACATGGGCGCGGCCGAGGCGAGGCCGCCCTTGAAAGCACCGCTGAAGGCCTGGTTCAGGATGGCGAGATTGGTGTGATTGATGATCATGTTGAGATGGCTCCTGGTGGGGCGAATCAGCGGAAGTCGACCCAGACGCCATCGGCATCGACGTCGTACACACGGCCAGCGCGACTGCGCGTGCCGCTGCCGTCGGTCTTGGCCACGGTCTGGTCGTCGACGATGAAACAGTCGGCGCCGAGGTCGGCCAGCGTGATGGCATCGGCAGCCGCCGAGTTGGCGAGCTGGGCGGGCCTGCGGGACAGGCGCACGCGGATAGCGCCGGCAGTGCCGCCTGTGTTGTCGGCGCGGCGCTCGGCCACGCCCGCGCCTTTCAGGCCAAGGGCGGTGCTGCCGGGTACGGCCAGGCCTGCGGCGTTGATGGCAACGAGCGCGCCAGCAAAGATCCGGGCGTTGGCGGCCACGGGCGGTTCGACCTGGTCGCCGTTGCGGCTGAGCGTGTTGCGGTCTTGCGTGAGTGCGGTCATGGGTGCTCTCTTGCGGTGGAGGAAGGAGGAGGACGGGTCAAGCCGCGCTGGAGGCGCCGGCCTTGTACTGCTCGGGGCTCATGCCCATGGCCGTGCACACCGCCAGTTCGTCGGCAGACAGCTTTGCATCGCCCTTGGCCAGGCCGCTGGGCGGCAGGCCACCTGTCTGCGTCGAGGTCAGGGCCGCGATGGGCTGGGCGGTTTCCAGGTAGCTGGTGAGGGCCGCGACATTGGTCTTGCCCAGGTTGCGCGCCCACTGCTCCTGAGCAGGGAACAGACGGCCATCGGCGAGAGCCGGCTTGACCAGGTCGTCGATCTGGCGGTCCAGGCCCTGGGCGGTCAGTGCAGCCAGCTGGGTGCGCATCTCATCGACCACGCCCACGGGCACGTACTTTGAGGGGTCGGGCTCGGCCGGGCTGGCTGTGCGCAGGCTGGTGCATGCGGCGATCACAGCCTGGGCCGTTGCATCGGCCGGCAGGTTCAGCGCGGTACAGGCGGCGACAGCGCGCTCCTGCAGCGGCTTGATGGGGCCGAGGGCGGTCAGCGCGGCGATGGCGCCGTTTTCATCGGTGGTCTCGGGCAGGCCAAGGACAGTCAACAGTGCTTTGAGCAAAGGGTTCACGGAATGCTCCTGGGGAGTGTGGGCAGAGGTGGCGGGGAGAAAGGCCGCGGTCGCAGCGGCCAGCAGGGAAAGCGGTTGCATCCCATGGATGCCAGGCGTGTTGGTCAGTGCCCCCATGTGGATGGCCAGCACCGTGCCGTCGGTCTTGTCGTACTCGAAGACCGGGGAGAAGTAGAGGTACTCCTTGGCGTCGATGGCAGCGCGGGCCTTGGACGTCAGCTCGACCACACCGAACAGTCCCTCGTCTTCAACCCAGCGCAGTTCACGCACCCAAGCGGCGGCAGGCGCGGGCTGGCCGTTCTTTTCCTTGTTGAGGGTCTGGTGCTCGTAGTCGATGACCACCGGCTGTGTCAGCGCGGCGTGCCGAGCGATGACGGCATTGGCACTTGCCGCGTCGATGCGCCATGACGGCACGTCCAGCTTGCGCCCGTCACCAGGCAGAAACTCCCCGGCCGGAGTGAATTGAATGAGGGTGAGCCCGGTGGCATCAGCGGCCGGCACGGAGAAGGTGCAGGCGGCGAGCGCTATGGCGGATGCCGACGAAGAGGCCGATGCTCTTGCGGGGGCGGTGGTGCGGGCTGTGGGGGAAGGCATGGGCCGCACTGTCGCGCGGCGGCCCATGGCGCATGAAGTAAAACGTTTTAGGAATTTCAGGCCCGGCAACCATGCGCGGGCGGCCGGTCAGTCCGGGATACCTGGCAGACGACCCTGGCGGGTCAAAAACCACTCGCGCTGCCAGGGATCCACGATCTGGCGCACACGCATCACGGTCAGGCCGTACTCATCAGCCAGGGCCTCATAGTCCCCCCGAAATTTGGCGCACATCTCGCGGTCACGCGCGCTGAGATGAAACACCGAGCACTTGGACAAGTAGACACTGCGCCCGCCCTTCTCCTGCGCAAGATGCTGCAACTGTATGACAGCGACCCGGGCCATGCTGTGCAGCACGTCCAGCCATGCCCCTTCGGGCCTCGGGCTGCCCGCCCGGCGATCCGTGGTGGCCATGGCCTCGAACAGGCAAAACGCAACGTCTTGCATGTCCTCGGTCAGGCCGGCAGGCAGCTGCTGGTCGAGCACTGCTGCCTCGGCTGCAGACAGGCGCTTGCGCTTATCCATGGCCATGGCCGCGCTCCTGCCAAGCCTTCAGGGCTTCGATCAGCGTGTCCAGTTGGGCAGCCGTGCAAAAGCGCAGCGACGACACGCCGACCTGGCGCTCGCCCCAGGCATCCAGCGCTTTGCGCCGCGTGTCCTTGACCACGCCATCACGGTGCAGCTGCATCCACAGCGCCCATACCTTGCGCTCACGCGGGCTCGCCTGGCGCTTGGCCTGGTCGAACTGCTGGCCGGACATCGGGCGGCTGCGAGTGGCGTTGGCCACGCCCATGCGCACGGCCAGGTTGTGCATGTGATCGCGCACCTGGTTCTGCTGCGCCTCTGACATCGCTTTGGAACTGGTCTTGCCCGTGAGGTTGCACAGCAGAGCCCGATAATCCTCCTCGGTCAGCTGCAGCTTGCCTTTGAGCGCATGGATGGCGGCGATGTGGTTGGCTGTCATTGCAGGCTCCAGACTTGGGCGATTGCATCAGTGGTGCGAACTTGGGCAGGCAGCGGCTGCTTGGTGCGATTGCCTGTCGGGCGATAGCGGCTCTTGTAGCAAGCCCTGCAGCAAAAGCACAGCCCATCTTTCTTGGCGATATCCGGGTAGAAGAACTCCGTATCTGCCGGCCAGCTCTCATCGCACAGCGGGCAGTGTTTTTCGGCATCGGATGGCATGTTTGGATTTCCGGCGATCTGAGCGGGGGAGCGCCCTGACAGCGGCATCCCCCTGGATTTTTCTTTTGGAACGATTTGGAAGGCCTCTGCGGGCCTCGCAGGCCTAAAACGGAGCGCTATCGGGATCGGCATCCGCAGGTGCTTGGCGCGGCCCGGTCATCGCGCCAGCCTTTTGCAGCGATGCCGGCAGGATCGGGCCCACTCCCGTCCGCCCCTCGCCGCCCAGCGCGTCGACCAGGTCGGGGATCAGTCGGGACAGCTCGCCCGTTGTGATCGCCACATCGGCATCGAAGCCGCCATCGTCCTGAGACTGGCTCTCGGTCACTGCATCCAGCAACGTGATCTTGCGCACCTGCAGCTGCTCGGTCAGCACGAAGCTCACACGGCCATCCCAGGTCAGCGCCAGGCGGGTGGGCAGCTTGCCGTGCTCGATGTGCTGGCGGACCTCGGCGATGTCCAGAGGGTGCCGGCCGTAGCGCACCACGGCCTTGGATTCGTCCGCAGCCTTGAGCTCGCACTCGCGGTCGATGGCGAAGTCGGCAGGGGGCTCCTGCGTGGTCAGCCAATGCGCCATGGCAGCCTGTGGGCTGGTCTGCGTGTCCAGCAGGGCCAGCGCAAAGCCGGTCAGGCCATCGACCAGTGCGCTCACCACCTCGTCGGCACGCGCCTGGCTGCCCGTGTCCAGCACCAGGATGCGGGCCTGCGGGTCCAGCCAGACCCACATGGCTCCCTGCTTGGTGAAGGCCATGGGCAGCAGGTCCAGCCTGGCCTCGTCCTTGAGTTGCTTCTTTTCCTTCTTGCCGGGCTTGCGACCTTCGGTGGCCTCAATGTGGGCAGCCTTCTCGTTGACGCGGCGGTTGAGCACGCTGGCGGGCAGCACCTTGGCCTCGGTCATGAAGCGCATGACCCACTGCCCGGCCACGGACTCGGCCAGCAGGCCATGCTCTTCGCCACGCGGCGGCACCCAGCCCACGCTACGCTCCTGCGTGGCGCCGCACGCGGCGAACGGGCTCTTGGCCAGGGCGGCTTCGAGTGCCTGCAGGTCGGGCATCCAGGACTCGGAGATGCGGTAGATGATGGCGTTTTTGATCATTGGACCCCCTTGGAGAACACCACGCCATTGCGCGATTTCAGACGACCATGCCAGTCCAGCCACTGCTGCAGGGCCTGCAGGCCCGCAGCCTGGTCGGATGCCTCGGGCACGCCAGGCACCAGCAACTGGTTGGCGCCAGGGCCTTTGCCGTGGCGGGCAGCGACGGAAATGGCGCCCTCCAGTGCGTACCTGGGACCTCGCGCAATCTCGATGGCCTCCGCGCTTGGCAGTGCGTCGCCGATCTCGATCAGGCCCGAGGCCCAGCACCAAGCGACTTGGGGCGTGCAGTCGTAGTAGCTCTTGCCTTCACAGCGTGGGCAGACCGAAGTGGAGAGGAAGGGATCTTTGCCTTGCGACTTCTGTGGGCGCTGCCACATGTGGTGCGAGTTGCGGCAGCGGGTGCATTTCACGATGGCGGTGTCTTCCGTCATTGGTTGACCTCCTCAAGCTCCATCTCGTCGTAGCCGCACATGTCCACCGACGCCTCAATGATCAAAATTCCCAGGTCTTCGCATTCGGGCCAGCCCTCGTTGTGCTCCGACAAAACAGAGCGAGTCCAGAAGTCGTCACCATCCAAGTTGCCGACCTCGGCGCCACCGATGCCCATCATGTAGACAATTGCCTTGTGGCCGAACATGCGCACGACAGTTCGCACCACGTCGCCACCCTCTTTCCCTAACCGCCAGTCGGCATCACTCCAGAACTGATTAATCTCGGTGGCCAAGGCCGGAGTCAGGATGTCCAGATCTACCTGGAGCGTGACCTGGGCGTACTCGTCCCAGGTGGATGTCACAGTGAAGGTTTTCTTGTTCATACGGCCGCCAGATCCAGAGTGATCGGGTCGTAGCCTCCCGACGCGTTGCGCTTGTAGAAGCGGATGTAGGGCTTGGTGCTGGCCACCTGGATGCTGTCCGAGATCGCCTGCATGGCCTGCAGCCAGTCCTCGTCCTCGATGTCCAGGCGGCGCAGGCCCAGCACGCGGTCGGTATTGATCTTGCCGGCCTTGTCGACCTGGAAGGCGTCGTTGATCAACACCTTGATGTTGTCATTGGCGCCCTCGGCCCAGCGCGTGACGCACTGGTCGATCAATACCTTGGCTCCCTGCAACTGCTCGCTGAAGACGATCTGATCCTGCATCTGGCGCAGGATCTTGTACTCGCCGTCAAAGCTGGTCAGCGTGACGTTGCCCTTGTCGCCACCGCTCTTGACGCCGTACTGCTCCAGACTCGCCGTGACAAGAGCGGCCACGTCCTGCATGGCCTGCAGCTTGAACTTCGCCAAGCCGCGCATCTGGGCTTCTGCCATGGCACAAAGGTCGCGCACACACTGGTCGCGCAGTTTGTCGATGGGCTTGACCTTGGACTCGGGGACCAAGTTGCCACGGGCGTCTTGCCAGTAGCCGGGGGGGATGGTTTGTGTGTTCATGATGGTTGGTGTTACTTCTTGAGGACTCGGGGCAGTTTTTCGCCACACACCTTGGTGATACGAACCTCGAACTCAATCGGGAAGTTGCCGGTTCTGTCGAGGACAAACCGTTCGACAGTGGCATTGCTCTTGAGGGTCAACAGCAGCTCCTTGGCGAAGTCGGCAAAGAACATGAACGAGTCGGCGTTCTTCGGGGGAATGGGCGTGCCTTTGGGCATTGCAGGTATCAGTTGAATCAGCACCGGACACCCCGGCTGGGGCAAGCCAGGAACGCCAGCGCACCGGGACGGGCTGTGCCCATTCGAGGGATGGCAGAAAGGGCCATGGGGCCAGGGGTGAATCGCTCGACAGGTGCAGGCGGAGGCACCGGCTCCAGCGCGGGTGGGGCAGGAGCGGCCGGCTCGCCATCCTTTGCCGGGGAGCGCGAGACCTTGCTCGGGCGCGCATCCAGCTCGGGGAACAGGCCACGCACGCACGGCTTGATGGCGTACAGGACGGGCATGCCCTCGGCCTCCTCGGTCTGTACCCAACCATTGGCGCGCAGGTTGGACAACCGCTTGGCCAGGCCACTCGGGGTGTCGGTGGGCACGACCTCGGTCAGCTTCTGGCGGGTCTGCGGGCCGAACTTGCGCAGGTACACCACGATGGCGGCGCTCTCGGCGCTCATGTTGGATTTGCGGACCACTTCATTGCTCCTTGCACATGGCGTTGCCCTGGACGAGACCGTCCAGAAACACAGCGTTGAAATCAGGGGGTGTTGCCTGGCGAGCGACCACAAAGACCAGGGCGCACAGCGTGGCCATCAGGGCGGCGGCCAGCCACAGCACCAGGGAAACCAGGGGATGCTTGCGGCGGGCCATCACAGGGCCTCCCGGCGCGGTACGGCCGACACGGCGCCTTCGAACATGGACAGGCCCATGTCGATGGCGGACCAGTCATTGGCAAACAGACCGTGCATCACTGCACGCGTGCCATCGCTCATGGCGATCAGGACGCAGTACTTCTTCATGATGGCTCCTCAGCACCCTGCGATGACCTCGGCATCCACCTTGGGGAAGCCAACGACCGCCGCAGCGTTGAGGGCACGGCAGACCAGGTTGTTCACCACCAGGGGGTAGCACATGCTCACGGCATCGCTTGCCCTACCGCCGCGCGGCATGCTGATCAGGCGGGCGCGGATGGCGTCTAGCGCATCGCCCTCGAAGAGGTCGGCCAGGCGCGCGCCAGCGCGTTCTAGCTTGTGCGTGAGATAGCCCTCCAGGTCGTTGTCCAGGGGCTCCATGACGATCTGCTCGCAGCGCTGGACGATCTCGCGCACCTCCGGGTTCTGCTCGGACAGCAGCAGCTGCAGTTCGGGCTGGCCGACCAGGCACACGCCGAGCAGGCGGCGCAGGCCGTCCTTCAGCTCCATGAAGTTCTTCAGGTGCTTGAGCGTGGGCAGGGGCATGCGGTGGGCCTCCTCGATCATGAGCAGGTGCGAGTAGCCGGCTGCGCGGCTGGCCTTGAGCAGTTCATGCACCTGGCGGTAGCGGGCATCTGGGCTGCTCTTGAGCTGGATGTTGGGCGCCAGGGTGCGCGCAATGCTCTCTGCAATCTGGCCGGCCTTCATGGGCTTGCCGCGCGTGTCGTTGGGCTCCATGGCAAGCACGTAGGGCTTGATGACGATGATGGGCTTGCGCTCCTCGCGGATGCGCTCCTCCAGGTCCTCGCGCAGCGTGGATTTGCCGCTGCCGCTCTCGCCGACCACGGCGATGAAGCCGTGATTGGTGGCGGCGTCCATCAGCGCGGCGCGCACGTAGCGGCCGTGCTGGCTGGCGAAGACGTCGTCGCGCGACTGGATGTCATCAACGAACGGGCTGCGCATCAGCTTGAAATGCCGCTTGGCCGCCGTGGTCAATGTCTCGTTGCGTAGTAGCATGCTTTCCTCCTTGGGTTCTGCCGGGTCGGCAATCGGGCTCTCGGGGACGGCCTCGCCGAGGTGCAACTCGGCGGGGCCAACTTCTTTGGTAGGTGCTGCCAGGACCGGCAGCACCAGGTTGCGCAGATGGGCCATGGACACGCCCCGGCCCCTGAGGTAGTCCAAGGCGCGCTTGCGCACCTCGCCGGCCCGGCGCGCGGGCAGCAGGCCGTGCTTGACCAGGCGGCAGGCAGCGGCAGCCGACAGGCCCACGGCGCGAGCGAGGTCGCTCTGGGTGATTTCGTGGGCCTCCAGCACGGGCTGCAGGGGCGGCATGACGGGGATGGCGGTATAGGCGTGCATCACTGGCCTCCTGCGACGACGCGCAGCCCTGTGCGGACCTTCAGCCGCGCCTCAAGGGCGATGACCTGGTCGTCTGGTACGCCCTCGGGGTGCAGGTGCTTGATCGTGGCTACGAGCTCGGGCGACATCTGCATGCCCCGAGCTACCAGGACTTTGGCGACCTCGAAGTGCGTGAGCAGTTCGGGCGCGGCTTGGGCCACACGGGTAGCGGGAGCCAGCTCGGTGCCACGGCGCGGCAGCATGGTCGCGGCCGGCAGCTCTTCATGGTGCTTATAGGGGTCATGCTTGCCGCCGAAAGGCAGCGCCTTGGCCTTGCGCGCCACCGCTGCTGCATCGTCGGTGTCGGTGCCCGTTGCCAGTCGCTCCACGGCCTTGCGATTGGTGAGGGCCACGGTATCGGGCAGCGCCTTGTGCTCGCGCCCGATGTGGGCGGCGCTCTCACGGAACCCATGTTGGCCTTCCTTCACCTGGGGCACCGGGATCAGCAGCTCCTGCCCATCGGCGCCGTGCTGGACCACATAGGCCACGGCGGCATCGAAGGGGTTGTAGGTGATCTCGGTGCGCTCGCCGATCAGCACGCCCGGCACGTCGCGCAGATCCCACTCGCGGCCCGCAAAGCGCACGGTCAGGTTCGGCTGCACTTTGGGCGTCTCTGGCGCATGCGTGAGTAGCTGGCGTGCCAGCGCCGCGTCCACCAGTCGCAGCTGCGCCTGGGTGATCTCCATCCACTTGGCCCAGCGCGCCATACCATGGCGGCGGTGCATGCGCGTGCTGTTGTACCAGCGCATCCACTGCGTGGCCTTTTCGTTGATCCAGGCAATGTCGGGGACGTGCGTGAACTTGAAACCGCTCTCGAAAGAGGTCTCGATGATGTTGTGCGCGTTCTCGACTTGGCCCTTGGCGCGCGGGTTGCCAGCCTCGTTCACGATCAGCTTGACCTGCAGGCGGCGCAGCAGGTTGCGGAAGGCGCCGCGAGCGCCGCTGCCCGGGTCCACCATCAGGTGGAAAGGCACGCCGTACATCTGCTGATCGGGGCGCTGTGCAATGGCGGCCAGCAGCAGCTCGGCCATGTTCGCCATGGATTCGCCGCCCTCCAGGTAGAGCACGAAGATGCTGCCGCTGGTGTGGTCGGTGATGGCGCCGCGCAGCAGGCGCTGACGCTTGATCTTCTCGAAGTTTTCGGGCTTGTTCTTGTAGAACTCGCTAGGGGCCATATCCTGGACACCGCTTTGCCCCTGGCCCGGCACGTAGTACAGGGTGCTGATCGAGAAGTCCAACTGCCAGACGTCGTTCGGGTGGTCGCTGGCGAGTTGTTGCACGGGCTCGGGGCGGCGCAACTGCTCGGGGTGCAGCGCGTACTCGCGCAGCGCCCGTGCGCAGGCGCTTTCAGACAGCTGGCGGGTTTCTCCCGTTTCGGTGTCCACCACGCTGGCGAACAGCGGGTTTTCGGCGCGCAGTTGCTGCAGCGACAGGCGCATCGCCTGGATGCTCTTGTCGTTGGCGCGGTAGCCTTCCATCATCTGCGCCGACAGGCGCTGCGCATCAGCAAGGCCCAGGCTCATCTTGCCGGCATCGGTGCGGCGCTTGCGTTCGGGTTTCACGGAGACCTCCTTGAGGCGGCGCATGAGCGTGGCGCGAGACAGGCCCAGGAGTTGGCAGGCCGATGCATAGACGGCTTCCTTGCCGCCATGGCCTGCCGCCTGGGCGCGGGCATGCACCTCCAGCAGTGCTTCAATCAGGGCGGGGCTCATGCTGGTTCAATCAGTTGGGAGCGGTCGACGTGGAGGCGGCGCCCTGGGCCTGGCTCCACTTTTCCCATTCGGGCGTGCTGCCGACTTCGACCAAGTTGAATTCGTCGCGCAGCATGGTCAGCTCCGCGATCAACTGGCCCACCATGCCTGCCATGAACAGGCTTTGGTCCTGGCCGCTCTCGTTGAGCTTTTCAAGGGCGCGGCGAAGATTTCCGCGCACCATACCCATGACCTCGTCTTGGATCTTCCCGGCCTCGGCGTGCAGGCGCTTCGCTTGCTCAGGCTCGGGCAGCAGCTTGATCTGGCGCACCTCTTCGTGCATCTCGGCGTTCACCGCTTCTTGACGCTCTGCGCGGTTCTTCTGCTTTGCCGCTTCAGCGCGTTCCTTGCGCACGGCTGCGCGCAGTTCCTTGACAGACATGCGAGACACATCGTCCAGGTCCAACTCGCCGGTCTGCCCCTCGGTGATCAGACTGTCGACTTGGCCGTCGTCCAGAGGCAGCAGCTCCACCATCTTGCTGAAACCGAGGCTCTCCAAATTCCGCGACGTCGCGGAATTTGCGAACCTGCGGGTCACTGCCATGTACCTGCCTGCCGAATCGACACTGATGTCCAACCTGTCCAATACAGGCAGAAATTCACCATGTGCGCAACGTTCCTTCAAAAGGATCAAGTAGCCGCCCAATTCAAAGATGGCCATTCCAATGCGCTTGATGGCATCGCGTGCAGAGTTCTCAAGCACAGCGGGATCAGTGCTGCCTTGATAGTTCAGCTCTAGAGCCAGCGCCTTCATGCGTTCGTTGCTCTGCTTGCTTTCTACAGTCAGGGCTCCCTGCTGCTGTCGCATCAACTGCATGTCGGCGGCGAATCGCTCCTGATCAATGCCGTCTTCTTGAGCCCCCACTGAAGCCGTTTGATTCGGGAGGGTGTGCTGGGCCATTTGGGGGTCAATCAGTTTGGGTCGTGCCATGGTGTTCAGTCGGGGTTACGTGTGTAGCGGTTGCGGGCTTCCTCAACGCGGCGGGACGCCGAGTCGATGGCGTTGAAAACCTTGATGGATTGCTGCGGCAGGCGAGGAGACAGGCGCCAATAGCCAGTGGCCTCGTCGCGCTCTGCCAGACCTGCCGTGCGCAGGTTGTCCAGGTCTTTGGTGGTGGTGGGGGCCGTTTGCTGAAGCAGTTCGGCCAGCTTGCTCGGGGTAAAGCCGTGAACCACATCCCCAAACAGGGCAAGGATCAGTTTCAAGATGCGCTGCTGGGCGGCATTGGTGTAGTCCGTCGCCTTTGTCATGCTGGAAAGCCCCGACGCATTGCCTCCACCGTTTCGCGCTTGCGGCGAAGGGAGGGTGGGTTGTTTGCCGAGGGCCACATCGCATCTACGGAAAAACCCGTGATGTCTGCAATGCGAGAGCGGATTCGCGCCGAAACACTGCGGCCGCTTATGACTTGACTGACGGTGCTATTGGCAACGCCCAATTCATCTGCCAGCGCAGTAGGCGTGACGCCCTTCATGCGCATAGCTGCTTTGATCTGTTCGGGGTGCATGTCTGATACCCTTTCGCCTAACTATTGAGGTTCATCCGCTGCGGTAGCGTGTGAGGCGAATTATTGTGGAATATTTACACAAGGTCAAGAAAGATCGTGGAACAGATACACAAAAGGCTGAAGGCTGAACTACAGCGTCTGAACCTGTCGGCAGCAGCCGCGTCTAGGCTCCTGGGGGCGGAAGATTCCCAAGGGTTGCGGGATGTCGTAGGGGGCAGAAAGCGAGCTACGGCCGAGTTGCTGGCTGGTCTTCTCCCCTTGGGTATCGATGTGATCTATGTTCTGTCGGGCATACGCCCTGTTGCGGCTGCAGCGCTAGACCCTGCAGAACAGGCGCTCCTCGAGAGCTATCGGCGCTGTCCACCAGCAGGGCGTGTCAGCCTGATCCAGACGGCTGCAGTTCTCTCTGCGGGTTTAGATGTCCCCAAAGCTGCAGCAGCCTCTGTCTCGAATGTCGGGAATATCGATCAGCACAGCAGCCACGATGGAAGCATCCAGATTGGTTTTGCAGGAGGAAACGTCCGTCTAAAAAATCCGAGATCCACCTAGAAGGTAAATACAAGCTGAGGAGATACGAGAGGAATGCTGGAGCACGTTTTGGCGGTTTTTCGAGCTTGGCGAACAAGGTCGAGGGACGCAATACCGAAAATATTTGAGCAAGAGAATGGCAGTGCTCTGGACCACGGTAAGGCTGAGCAGATCATCAAAGGAGGATCAGGCAACTTACAAGTTGGAGTAGCCCACGGTGATGTGGTGAGTAGCGTTTGCCACCATACGCACAATTTCACAGTTATCCAGACTCTGCCGTCGACCCCAGGCGGTCAAAGTCGGCCCAGTTCTACGGAACAATCCGCTGTGCTCAAGCGCATGGATCAACTACGAGATCGAGTGCCTGTCTTAGATTTCATGGAGAGGCAGTTCGGAACCCGAATGGTGATACATCTGACGTCTGAGCAGCTGTACCGCCTAAATCGCTACTTGGACGTGGTCTTGCGCGATCCAAGGAAAGCAAAGCACTCATCAAGAAAAAACGCCAACTCTTGGGTACGAGGAGATCAAAATTTCTAGGGCCGCCACCTACGCATCTCTACTCCTGGCGATTAGCTTCGCAGGCTGTAGCGCATCAGACGATGACTTCGTACAAGCAGCCCACCATTCTGTGCTGCAGCAGCTGAAAGACCCCGATTCTGCGAAGTTCGGGGATACCTCTGTTGTTACCTCTCCCGACAAAAGCCCGCAATACAAAGAGCTGCGATATGTGTGCGGGACGGTCAATGCTAAAAATTCGTTGGGCGGTTACGCGGGGGCTTCACGCTTTGTCGTGCTTTTAGGAATTCCTGCAGATGGGCGAGCGCCGCGAGCTCTGGACACGCGTTTAGAAGGAACTCCTGGCGACAGTCTTTTTTCCCTTACAGCTTGGGATGTGGACTGCAAGGTGAACAGCCATGCCTGACGCTGAAAAATACCTGTACCTGAATTTCCATGGCCTGGATAAGCGAGCCCTCACCAGAATTTGCAGCAAAGGTCGAGCAGACCGCGAGCTCGAACCAAATACTGATAGATGCCCTCTAGGCTGCTTGGCAGGCGGGAACCGGGAAGGCCAGAAGGATAAAAAAGAGCAGCGCTGATGCTGCGTCACCGGAGGAGTATTTCGAATGTCAGCCCTGATTTTTCATACCCAGCCCGACATGGCGGTCGTGGCTACCGACACACTAGCCGTAGACGAAGAAGGGGCGCCTGCCTACTGGACCACCAAGGCGCTGCCAGTCCAGCATCTGAATCTGATCATTGCGGGCACTGGCTTGGCTGGCTTCAGCACTCGTTGGTTTGTCCACGTCAATGACCGCATGCTTGTACGCGGGGTTGAGCATCTGGACTTCCACGCGCCGAAGGAGCTGAAAGACCTTTTCACCCGGTACTGTGAAGAGGTCGGCGCACCGGCCGGCTTCATGACGACTATCTACCATTTTGGAATCTCCGAAGTGACGGGGGAAGTGACTGCATTTGCCTATCGATCCACCAACGATTTCCAGTCACAAAGCCTGAGCTATGGATTGAAGTTCAAGCCGGACTGCTCTTACGAGATGGGGGATGACCTGCCTGGTGGACTGATTGAAATGATGAGATCGCAAAGACAGCTACAGTCTGCCAAGCCCCGCGATGAACGGGTGTACATCGGGGGGGACGTTCAGTTGTTGCACCTGGATGCACATGGGATCACCTGCAGGCGAATCCATCGTTTCGACGACTTCCTGGAGCAGGAGGATCAGATGTACGGCGGACTAGGGTGATGGCTTCCGTGAAAAAGCCCATAGAAACCAGGAGCGGCTGATGAGCAATGGCATGGACGTGATGCGCGGTGTGGTGCAGCGTATCGGTGAAGCGAACAAACGCGATTCACTGCAGCGCGATTTCGACCAACTGGATCTGGCCTCGATGCAGTCGTGGACTGATGGTGAGTTGTCGGTCTGGCAGAGCCGCTACCCAGCCGACAGCCCGCAATGGCTGTGGGCTGAGCAGCAGTGGCGTTTGAGATTGCTGGAGCGTCAGGCCCAAGCTGCAGGTCTTCAAGCCAACAAGGCTGCGATCATCAGTGGAGTTATTGGTGTCGCAGGTGCATTGGCGGGCGCGATCCTGGCTTGGCTGCTTGGGAAATAGCTTCAAGCACAGTCCCAGCAATGTGCTCGCAACGAGGCCCAGGACGAACACCAGTGCAATGGTTTTCCAAGGCATGGTCGGATCGCAAAAAAGCGTCTTGAATCTCTTGCGCATAGGCTTCTCCTATTTGGTCAGCATGCTCTGGCACAGCAGGCATGAGCTGTATGGTCCCTTCGCATGCAGCCGGCCAATAAGTAAAACGCTTTACTGCATTCCCGGCGGGCCCGCGCGGCATCCTGCCGGGCATGACAAATCCTCTCCTGCTCACCACGGGCCTTCCCAACAGTTGGGAGGCCTATGGCAATTGAAGTCCGGCACGGCCTTCTGGCCCTGGCGCTCTCGGCCACGGGGCTCGTCTACATAGCCCAGCGCGAGGGCTACAGCGAAGTCGCCTACCCCGATCCGGTGCACGGCGCCAAGGTGCCCACGGTGGGCTTTGGCACCACTGAGGGCGTCAAGGTGGGCGACAAGATCACGCCCGTGCGCGCGCTGATTCGACTGCGCGCCGATGCGGCCGAGAAGGAGGTCGCGCTGCGCCGCTGCTTCGGTGATGTGAAGCTCTACCAGCGGGAGTGGGATGCCTTCGTGGGTCTGGCCCACAACGCGGGGGCAACCTCAGTCTGCATGAACAACGAGCGCACCGGCCCCAGCACCATCGTGCGGCGCCTGCAGGCTTCGGACCACAAGGGGGCCTGCGAAGCCATCCTGCTCTATGACCGCGCCGGTACGGTCAACAAGCCGCAGGACCGATGCAGCCACCCAGACAACCGCACCTGCAGGGGCGTCTGGACCGATCGCCAGCGCCTGCGCGCGATGTGCCTCGGGGAGCCCATGCCATGAGCGTACGGATCTGGATCACCGCCGCCCTGGTGCTGGCCGCCGTCCTGGGCCTGCGCGCCTGGAATGCACACCTGGTCGCACTGGGAGACAAGCAAGGAGCCGAGCGTGTGCAGGGGCAATGGTCGATAGCCGAGTCCCAGCGCAATCAGAAGCAGGCCCAGGCCGAGGCCCGAGCTGCACAAGAACGTGCCGGCCTTGAGCGCCAGGCGCGAGAGCAAGAGCAAGCCAAGCAAAGAGATGCCGAAAGGATTGCCCGTGAACAAGCCCACCGCGAGGCCACGCTTCGCACTGCTGTGTCTGCTGCCGATGCTCGCAATCGCAGCCTGCACACCACTGTCGCCCAGCTCAACGCAGATGCCGCAGCCCGGCTGTCCAGCGGCGCCGCGAATGCCTGCACCGCCGCCGACGTTGATGCAGCCACCGCCGCCCGCACAGCACTCGCAGCGTGCAGCGGCAGATACACAGCAGTGGCAGCAACAGCTGACCAGCTCTCGCTCCAGGTGACGGGACTGCTTGATTTCATTCAGTCCACCACGGCGCCGGAGGGCCAATGACCGTAGAGCTGACGACCACGAATGTGATTTCCATCCTGGCGCTTTTCGTCATGGCCCTGTGGGCCATGGCCAAGGTGATTGCCCATGTGTACGACAAGCGCTTCACGGAGCGCTTTCTCCAGACTGAGACCCGCCTGGCCGAGCTCGAAGGCGGACTGGCTCGCTCGGACAGCCGTCTGTCCAAGGTGGAGGGAGCACTGGAGGACGCGCCTGGCCATGAGGACCTCGAAAAGATTTATGAGCGCATCAACCGGGTGGCCGAGCAGATGAACGGCCTGGCCGGCGAGTTTACGGAGGCGCGGCACACGCTGCGCCTGCTGCATCAGTTTTTGCTGCAAGGAGGGCGGCCATGAGTTTTCAAGATTTTCTGCGCCAGGACGTGCGCCTGGTACTGCTGCGCGTGCTGACCGAGATGCCCGCATACCGTTCCAACAGCTCGGTGCTCACCAGCGCGCTGGAGCGCTTCGGCCACGCCGTCACACGCGACCAGGTCAAGTCGGAGCTGACATGGCTGTCTGAGCAAGGACTGGTTGTGCTGACCGATCTGGGCGGCGTTTCCGTGGCCACGCTGACCGAGCGCGGCCAGGACGTGGCCACGGGCCGCGTGGTGGTGCCCGGCGTCAAGCGGCCGGGGGCCTGAGCATGGGCCGCAAATCTTCCGTGTCGCGCCTGGAGCCAGAAGCGCGCAAGCACCTGGAGCTACTGATCCGCCAGGATCGGCACACGCTCAACGAACTTCTGAAGGCCATGCGGGACAAGTTTCCCGAGGCCGACGTGAGCCGCAGCAGCATCTATCGCTTCCAGGTGCCGTTCAAGGAAATGCTAGAGCGCATGCGCGACCAGCAGGCCATGGCCGGCGTGCTGGTGCAGGAGCTGGGCGAAAACCCCGACGACAAGGCGGGAGCTCTGATGGTCCAGGCCATCACCACGCTGACCACGCAGGCCTCGCTGCTGGAGGCCGGTGCCGAAAAGGTGGACATCGAGGCCGTTCGCAAGCTCGCTCGCGCGGCCAAGGACGTCCTGCAGGCGCGCAAGGTTGACCGCCAGGAGCGCATCGCCATCCGCAAGGCGGCGCGCGAAGAGCTGCTCGCCGAGCAGCAGGCCAACCTGGAGAAGATCGCCAAAGCGCAGGGCATGGGCCAGGAGCAGCTCGAGTTCTGGCTCAAGGACTTTCTGGGGGTGCGCTGATGTCGGTGATCCAGCCCCTGGCCAGCACGGTCCGCGTCGTCGAATGGGAAGAGCTGCCGGCCCGTGCCCGCGAGATTCCTGCCAATCTGAACCTGCTGGCCGAGGGCGTTTTTATGGCGCACCAGCGCCAGGTCGCCGCCCTCAAGCAGTCCATCATCGCCGTTCCCAAAGGGCGACGCACAGGCATCACCTTCGCCGTGATGCTGCGCAAGACGCTGGTGGCTGCCACCCGCAAGGAACTGGGCGGCGACAACGTGTTCTACATCGGGGACACGAAGGAAAAGGGCCTCGAAGCCATAGGCTATGTCGCCAAATTCGCGCGCCTGATCGCCAAGGCTCAGGGCGAAGTCTCGGGCATTGAGGAATTCCTGTTCGAGGACCAGGACGAGACCGGCAAGACCAGGCACATCACCGCCTATCGCATCCGCTTCGCTGCGGGATTCCAGGTGTGCGCGCTGTCCAGCCGCCCCGCCAACATCCGTGGTCTGCAGGGCCATGTGGTCATCGACGAGGCCGCGTTCCATGCCGACGTGCAAGGCGTCATCGACGCCGCCACCGCGTTGTTGATCTGGGGCGGCCAGATCACCGTCATCAGCTCGCTCAACGGCAAGAAGAACCCGTTCTCGCAGTTCTGCAACGACATCGAGGCGGGGCTGTATGGCAAGGATGCGGTGGTCTTCAGGGTCACCTTCGACGACGCTGTGGCCAATGGCCTGTTCGAGCGCGTGTGCTTGATGAAGGGCGTCAAGCCCACCGTCGAGGACAAGAAGGAGTGGTACACCAAGATCCGCAGCGCCTACGGCCCGCGCCAGGCGGCGATGCGCGAGGAGTTGGACGTCATCGCGCGCGACGGCAGCGGCGTGTCCCTGCCCGGCGTGTGGATCGACAAGGCGCAGACCCTCTCCGAAAAGCTGGTGGTCCGCCTCGCGCTCGATGACGACTTCGTGCACAAGACCCCGCAGGAGCGCGAGGCCTGGGTCGCGGACTGGATCACGCACTACTTGGACCCGGTGCTGGACCAACTCGACCCCAGCGTGCGCCACGTTTTCAGCCAGGACTATGCGCGACACCGGGACTTTTCTGTCTGGGGTGGCCATGCGATCACGCTCGGCCTGCGCCGCCAGACGCGCGTGGCCATCGAGATGCACAAGGTGCCATATGCCCAGCAAAAGCAGATCGTGTTCCACGCTATCCGCCGGCTGCCGAACCGCTGCGGTGGCGCAATGGATGCGACCGGCCCTGGCCAGACCCTGGCCGAGGAAACGGCCGACGAGTTCGGCCATGGCCATGTGCATCAGATCAGTCTCAGTCGCGCCTGGTATGCCGAATGGATGCCCAAGCTCATCAAGGGCTTCGAAGACGGCCTGATCGACCTGCCCATGGATGCCAACTGGTCCCAGGACCTGCGCACCATCGAAGACGTCGACGGCATTCCCATGGTGACGACGCTGCGCCGCAAGGACCTCAAGGACCCCGAACTGCTGCGCCATGGCGACAGCGCCATCATGCTGGCCCTGGGCTGGTTCGCCTCCGTCAACCGCAGCGCTCCCATCGACTACATCCCCGTGCCGCGCCTGCCGCGCGGTTTCGACAACCTCGGTGCCGGCGACCAGGACCTGGACGATGTCCTGGCTGCGCATGAGCCCTCTGCAACCTGGTAACCCATGGCCACCTCCATGATTCTCGGCCCCGATGGCCAGCCTATCCGTCTCCCCGACCTGGCCGAACCCCAAACTTCGCGCCTGATGTCGCGCCAGCGCGAGCTGCAAAGCCATCCCACGCGGGGCCTCACCCCTTCCAAGCTCTCGCGCATCCTCGACGCGGCCGAGGCCGGCGACATGGTCTCCCAGTACGAGCTGTTCGAGGATATGGAAGAGAAGGACGGACACATCGGCAGCGAGATGAACAAGCGCCGCCGTGCCTGCATCCTGGATTGGGAGGTTGTACCGCCCCGAAACGCCTCTCGCCGGGAAATTCGCAATACCGAGGAGATGGACGAGCTGCTGCAGGAGGTTCCTGACTTCGAGGAAATGCTGTACGACGTCACGGACGCCATCGGCAAGGGCTTCGAGTGCTCGGAACTGGAATGGCACCGGGTCGGTGGCTATTGGCTGCCCAAGTCCATCACGCACCGGCCGCAGACCTGGTTTTGCCTGCATCGTGGATACCGCCAAGAACTGCGCTTGCGCACGGACACGATAGAGGACGGCGTGCTGGGCGAAGCGCTGCGACCGTTCAACTGGATCACCCACACCCACAAGGCCAAAAGTGGGTACATGGAGCGCTCTTCGCTCTTCCGTCAGCTCGTCTGGACGTATTTGTTCAAGAACTACTCTGTGGGCGACCTGGCCGAGTTCCTGGAGATCTACGGCATCCCGTTGCGCGTAGGCAAATATCCGGCCAATGCCTCCAAGGAAGAGAAGGCGACCTTGCTGCGCGCGCTGGTCGGCGTGGGGCACAACGCGGCCGGCATCGTGCCCGAGGGCATGCTCATCGAGTTCCACGATGCAGCCACGGGCGATCCCAACGCCTTCGAGCTGATGATGGATTGGTGCGAGAAGAACCAATCCAAGGTCATTCTCGGCGCCACGCTGACCAGCGGCGCCGATGGCAAGAGCAGCACGAACGCGCTGGGAAACATCCACAACGAGGTACGCAAGGACCTGCGCGATGCGGATGTGCGCCAGCTCAACACCACGATTTCGCGCGACCTGGTCTATGCCATTGCCGCGATCAACGGTCTGGCGCCGGAAGGCCCGCGCCGCGCGCCACGGTTTCAGCTCAACGCCCAGGAAAGCGAGGATCTGACTGCCTATGCAGAGGCCTTGCCTAAGCTGGTCTCCATCGGCATGCAGCCGACCGTCAAGTGGGCGCATGAGAAGCTGGGCATCCCCATCGCTCAGGCTGGTGAGCCGATCCTGCGCATTGGTGCGCCAGAAACACCTGCGACGGGCCGCGCAGCGCTGACAGCGCAGTTGCCAAGTGCGGTACCGGCCCTGACACCGCCCATTGCGATGCAGCCGCAACTGGCCCGCAATGCAGCTCCTGCCGTATCGGCCTGGATCGACCAGATCCGGGCGCTGGTCATGCGTGCGCAGTCGCTCGAAGAGATCAGGGATGGCCTGGAGCAGCTGCTGCCCGACATGTCGCTGGACCAATACGCCGCCGCGATGGCAGAAGCGCTGACGGCGGCGCATTTGGCGGGTCGATACGACGTCCTGCAGGAAGCCGGAGGGCTCAATGGCTGATGCGGCCTATGGTTCGCTCCCATTCAGGGAGCAGGAAGAGTTCTTCAGGCGCAAGGTCAACCTGCCCACGACGGCCTGGACCGACGTTCGCCTGCATGAGCACGACTATGCCTTCGTGGTCGCCGGTGCCAATCGGGATGCCATAGTGGCGGACTTCCGGGCCGCAGTTGAAAAAGCCATCTCGGGTGGCTCCACGCTGGAGGATTTCCGCAAAGATTTCGACTCCATCGTCGCAAAGCATGGCTGGGACTACAACGGCGGTCGCAACTGGCGCAGCCGTGTCATCTACGACACCAATCTGAGCACCAGCTACGCGGCCGGGCGCTGGGAGCAGCTGCAGGAGGCCCCCTACTGGCAGTACGAGCATAGCGACTGGGTCGAGCATCCCCGCGAGCAGCATGTGGCCTGGGATGGCCTGGTGCTGGCCCGCGATGATCCGTGGTGGCAGACCCATTTCCCGCCCAATGGCTGGGGATGCCAGTGCACTGTGCACGGACTCTGGCCACGCGACCTGCAGCGCCTGGGCAAGTCTGGACCTGATCAAGCGCCAGCCGTCAAACTGGTGGAGCGCACCATCGGCCAACGTAGTCCCCAGGGTCCGCAATTGGTGCGGGTCCCCCAGGGGATTGATCCCGGGTTTGAGTACGCGCCAGGCAGCGCGCGGCTGCGCACAGCGATCCCGCCAGAACGCCCCGAACCGCCTGTACCAGGCAGTGCGGGAGGGCATGGACTGCCGAACCTGCGGCCAGCAGAGCCCTTGCCTACGCCCCGGCCCGTGTCTCCCGACGTGCTGCTGCCCAAAGGGCTTGCGCCAGAGGCCTACGTGCGAGGGTTCCTGGAGCCTCTGGGCGCCACGCTGGAGCAGTCGGCCATCGTGCGCGACGTGATCGGTGAGCGCCTGGTCGTCGGCAAGGAACTGTTCCAGACGGCCCAGGGCGAATGGAAGGTGCTCAAGCTCGGTCGCGAGCAGTTCCTGCCGCTGCTGGCCCAGGCGCTGCAGGACCCAGACGAGGTATGGGTGCGCCTGGAGTGGATGTACGCGCTGCAGAAGGCCGTGGTGCGGCGCCGGTACATCGCGCGATTTGCAGTTGAGGGCCAGGAGGTGCCGGCCCTGGTGGTGTTTGAGCGCGGCGACGACGGCTGGGCCGGCGTGACGGCGTTCCAGGGTGCTGCACAGACCGCCGACGACTGGCGCGTGGGCCTGCGCCTGTATGCCCGGGACCAGAAATAGGCGAGCCCCGCACGGCGCCACACGCGGGGCTCCTCCAGGGGTGGGGTCGGTTGGCCGGGCGCGGTCTTCCCCCCTGATGAGTGCATTCATTTTAGGAGATTCACAGCATGGCCGGAACCCACCTGACAATCACGGTTGATGCCGACGAGGTGCTTGCAGCGCATTCGCGCCAGGCCTTACCAGAAACTGGCCCCCTGATGCCACGCCTGGGAGAGTACTTGCAGCGCTCCACGCAGCAGCGGTTCAAGAGCCAGACGGCGCCCGATGGCACTCCCTGGGCGCCGTTGAACGAACGGTACGCAAAGCGAAAGAAGCAGAACAAGGACAAGATCCTGACCCTGCGCGGCTACCTGCGGCGGTACATCCATTACCAAGTGCAAGACGATCACACGGTCGAGGTGGGCAGCAATCAGAAGTACGCGGCAATCCACCAATACGGCGGCTCCATTGCTCAGGCACCACAGTCGCGCAAGATGAGATTCCGCAAAGAGGGGGGGCGTGTGTCGTTTGCCGGGCGTCGCCACAAAAATGCGCAGGAGCGTTGGGTGACGAGAGGTGCGTACCAGATTGAGATCCCGGCGCGGCCTTACCTGGGGGTCAGCGCAGGCGACGAAACCGAGATCCGGGAGATCATCCGCGATTGGCTATCAGGTCGTTCGAATGGCTAG